CCGATGCTGCACACAAAACGGTATCAGAGGTGGGTCAGCGACTGTCCACTTTCCTATCTGGCACCAAGAAATCGAAGATATCCTAGTCCTTAAGAACAATAAAGGCACCGAAGACAATCGCGTAAGAAAACTTGATTACTCTATCCAAATCTCGAAAATCTTTTACGAAAGGTTCATCAAAAACGAAGACATCTCACTCTTCAGCCCTCACGATGTTTCAGGTCTGTATGATGCTTTTGGCACTCCTGAGTTTGACGAGTTATATGTGGGTTACGAACGAGATGAATCTATTCCTCGCAAAACTATCGGTGGTCAAGAATTATTTTTCGACCTCTTGAAAGAAAGAGCAGAAACTGGTAGAATCTACATCATGAACATTGACCATTGCAATTCTCATTCGTCCTTTATGGACAAAGTTGAGATGAGCAATCTGTGTCAGGAAATCACCCTTCCCACTAAACCTCTCCAACATATTGACGATGAAGATGGCGAAATTGCTCTCTGCATTCTTAGTGCTATTAATGTTGGTAAAATCAGGGATTTGGAAGATCTTTCCGTTCTTTGCGATCTTGCTGTTAGGGGTCTTGACGAACTCATTGACTTTCAGGGATACCCCGTCAGAGCAGCAGAAATTGCCACCAGAGCACGTCGTTCACTTGGAATAGGATATATTGGTTTGGCACATTATCTTGCTAAACACCAAGCATCCTACAATAGTTCTGAGGCATGGAAACTTGTTCATGATTTGACTGAAGCATTTCAATATTATTTGATTCGTTCTACAGTCGATCTTGCTAAAGAAAAAGGTGCCTGTGAATACAGTCATCGCACTAAGTATGGTAATGGAATTCTTCCAATTGATACATACAAAAAGGAAGTGGATGAAATCGTACCGAATGAGCTTCACTATGATTGGGATAGTCTTAGAGAGGATGTCAAAAAATACGGTGTACGGAACTCAACACTGTCCGCACAAATGCCATCGGAGAGCAGTTCCGTTGTGTCAAATGCCACAAACGGAATTGAACCTCCTAGAGGATATTTGTCCATTAAGAAGTCAAAACAAGGGCCTCTTAAGCAGATTGTTCCCCAGTATGGAACTCTAAAAAATCATTATGATCTTTTATGGGAAATGGAATCCAATCGTGGTTACATCAATATTGTTGCTGTAATGCAAAAGTTCTTTGACCAAGCAATCAGTGGCAATTGGAGTTATAATCCCAAACACTATCCCAACAATGAAATTCCTGTGTCTGTCATGGCACAAGATCTTTTAACTACATATAAGTACGGTTGGAAAACCAGTTACTATCAAAATACCTACGATATTAAAACAGACGAAGTAGAAGAATCTACAGAGTCTCTTGATACTTTAATTTCCCAATTAGCACAAGCAGAGGAGGAAGAGTGTGAGTCTTGTAAAATTTAAGACAAACAAAGAGAAAAGGTCTAAAGTCGATTCTATGACCGTTTTTAATGCAGAAGAAGTTGATACAAAAAAACAACCAATGTTTTTTGGCAAACCACTGGGAATTCAAAGATATGATTCTTACAAATATCCAATTTTCGATAAACTCACAACTCAACAATTAGGTTATTTCTGGAGACCAGAGGAAGTCTCTCTCCAGAAAGATCGTTCAGATTATCATACTCTGCGTCCTGAGCAGAAGCATATCTTCACTTCTAATCTGAAGTATCAGATCATGCTTGACTCTGTTCAGGGTCGTGGTCCTGGAATGGCCTTTATTCCTTACTGCTCACTACCCGAGCTAGAGGCATGTATGGAAGTCTGGGGGTTCATGGAAATGATCCACAGTCGTTCTTATACTCATATTATCAAGAATGTCTATTCAGATCCTTCAGATGTGTTTGACCACATTCTGAATGATGATCGTATCGTAGAACGTGCCATGAGTGTCACTCAGGCATACAATGACTTCATTAATGCTGCACACCAGTATGATAATTCTAAAGAGTGGCAACATGCTTTAGAAGAAGTCCCCTACGCACAAGAGGCAAGATATGAACTCAAGCGCAAACTCTTCAGAGCAGTTGCAAATGTTAATATTCTTGAAGGTATTCGCTTTTACGTATCCTTTGCTTGTAGTTTTGCTTTTGGCGAACTCAAGCTTATGGAAGGAAGTGCAAAAATCATCTCTCTAATTGCAAGAGATGAGAATCAGCATCTTGCCATCACTCAGAATATTCTGAAGAAGTGGAGAGAAGGTGATGATCCAGAGATGCAAAAGATCTTCAAAGAAGAAGAGCAATGGTTGATTAGCACTTTCGAAAATTGCGTTAATCAAGAAAAACTTTGGGCAGAGTATCTGTTCAAAGATGGATCTATGATTGGTTTGAACGATAAACTGCTGCAGCAGTACGTAGAATGGATTGCCAATCGTAGGATGAAAGCAATCGGACTTAAACCAATCTATGACATTCCCGCAAAGAATAATCCACTTCCTTGGACAGAGCATTGGATCTCTTCTAAAGGTCTTCAAGTGGCACCACAAGAAACCGAAGTCGAATCCTATATCGTCGGAGGAATCAAGCAAGATGTTACCGAAAACACCTTCGCAGGATTCTCTCTGTAAAGGCAATTGTAAATGTAATTGTTTGAATGCTGAAGATGTTTTAGAATCTTATAGAGAAGCAGCAAAATCAGATGCTTTTCTTTTTGGTGACTATGATGGATACGAAGCATATAAAGAGGGTCACTGACCCTCTTTTTTTATAAATATCCATATATGGATATAATAGAAAGAAAATGTCTCTGTCTCAAAAGGAATTTGGTGAACTTAGGTCTCTCTATGAGAAAGTTTATGCTCCTAGAACACAAAATATTTTAGAAGAATTTACTGATGAGGATCTTGACATCACTGATGAAGAGATTGAAGAGCAGGTAGAAGAAGTCTTCCTTGAGTGTATTGAGGAAGGATATGATATCGGTGAGATTGAGAGAGCAATCTGTGAAGCAGTAGATGCAGAGTTACAGGTTCTTAATGAAGTAACCAGCCCAGCAAAGGTTGCTGTTGCAAGAATGAAAAATAAGGCATCTGCTGCTGGTGGAGAAGGCAGTGGTGATGCCGGTGCTAAGGCAAGAGCAAAACTGAATGTCAGCAAGCAGAAAGTTGGTGGTTCTTCAGAGAAGAAAGCATCCACACTTTCTAAAGTCAAGAGTGCTGCCAGCAAGGTTAAGTCTGGTCTCAAGGCAGCAGGTAAGGTTGCACAGGGCACTGTAGGAGTTGCTGCAAGGGCAGTAGGAACAGCACAGAGAGCAGCTAGTGCAGTCAAGGGTGCTGCTAAGAAAGGATATGAGAGAGGCAGATACGGTTCTGGTGGAAAACCTTCATCGACTTCCTCTGCATCGGGTGGTGGATCTTCCTCTGGTGCATCTTCTTCTAGTGGAACATCTTCAGCATCAGGTGGTTCTTCATCTGCATCAGGTGGTTCTTCATCTGCATCGGGTGGATCTTCTTCCTCAGGTTCTTCTGACGCACCTAAGAAGAGAAAGGACGGTCTTCTGAAGAGAGCAATCAAAAAGGTTGTTAGAGGTGCTTCTAAGGCAGTTTCTACTGCAGCAGGAGCAGTCAAAGCAGGTGCTGATTCAGTTACTGCAAGAGCAAGAAAAGAAGAACTGGAAGCAACTGGATTGTTCTCTGAGAAGGAGATTGAAGCAATCATGGAAGCAGAAATGATTGATGAGAATCGTGCTGCTGCCCGTGCTGCTGGTGGTTACAAGGATGACTCTAAGAAGCAGACAGATCCTTCTAAACCAGGATTCACAGGTATTTCTGGTAGCATCAAAGACATTATGAGACAAAATAAGGAGATTGAAGCACGCAATAAAAAGTGATATAAAATTAAAATAATGCTTAGCACCCTTGACAGGGTGCTTTTTTATTGCTAGAATAGGTTTGTTCCCGTTAAAGATAAATAATAGATCATTGAGATCTATAAGATGAGCTATGAGAATCCTTGGTTATACTTGGAACAACCTTTTGATAGTGATTCTATTGGGGACAACTTTGGTTTTGTTTATAAAATTACCAATCTCCTCAACGGT